TGTAGCATTAGCTAATAGCTCAGCGCCAAGTTTTGTTAGAATTGTATAGTATGTTTGACTCATGATTATATTCTCATTGTATCGATAAAATGAATGGACGCACCAAATTGTCGGCGTGATTTCGTTGTGACTGTCTCGCTAACATACGGATATATGCTGATTGTATTACCGTCGTAATTACATGCGCCAATTGTTGTATTGACGCTCGTTGCTAAATGCAGTGATAGCCCGGACAAATGTCGGGATACCGGTTTGACATCCTCGATTATTCGGACTAGCTCATTATAGGATTCGTCAGTGATCCCCTTGTCTAATACTCCAATTTCTATTGAGAATGTACCTGGGGTTTTATCATTTTGCCACCACTCAATTAGATCAATTAAATACCCAAATGAACTAACTGCTCGGCGGATGGCCTCTTTGGTCCCTTTGTGTTGGTGGATTTCGAACGCCTCCGCGACAACCTTACGTTTAATTTGTTCGTTCCAATTTTCATCCCAATAATCAACACTGTATTGCCACGCCAAATACGGTAGTAGCTCATAGGGGCATGTTTGAGGATTCCACAATGAGCGTAATAGAATTGGGAAATCGCAAACCATGGCTTGAGATAACCTTTTTTCTAGCTTTGTTGATGAGGGTGGTAGCAAGGTTTTATTTGTCATATCCAGCAACCTCAACCTGATGATCAGAGCAATAACTTGCCTGCTCGCGATTAATTAACACATCTTTGCTGGGTTCTATTAGTTCGACACGTTGAACACCCGGAACATGTAACGCGGATATGATTGCGCTGCGGCTGATGCGTCGCCCTATACGGTGCTTTTCTGATATATATTCCTGCAAATTATTGAGTGCCGCTTTTTTAATGGGTTCCGATTCGGGACCGGAGTATAAAAACAGTTTAGCGTTTATCTTATATTCGATTAATTCAACTGATTTTACTGTTACACGATCAGCGACAGGGCGTCGATAGTCGTCATTAACCACTTTTTCAACAATTTTAATTAGTTCGTCTGATGCCGCGCCGTTATTGTCGCGCGACAATATTGCCAGTGTTACACATGCTGGGGAAGGACTTTCGGCTGCAGCATCTAATACTCGACCGTCAGCGCTGCGAGCATAAAATTCATAAGCTGCTCGCGGTCCAGCGACGGATAACCCTTCAAATGCTGCCTGAATGCGCAATCTAAAGTCAGCATCAGATTCCTTGATCTCTTTTATTGCTGGCGTGACGCTGTCATCTGCATGTTGAATAATTAAACGGTATACGTGGAAGTTAGCGCCTAAATTATCTAAATCGCTGCCATTCGCGTGAGCAATCATTAGCGCATGAGACGCCTCATTAATACGTTGTCGAATAATTAATTCATAATAGGTGCTTTCTTGTAATAATTTAACGATCGGCTCACTCTCGTATTGTAATGTTTTTGCGACTTCTTCTTGCTCGTCAACAGCATAAAGGGATATAAATTTTTGTTTACGCTTTTCTAGCAACGCTTCAAAGTCTAGCGACTCGATAATATCCGGCGCTGGTAGTTTTGATAAATCAGTTAACGTGGCCATGTTGCGATCTCTATGTCACTAGTAAAAGTTTGGTTGGGTTTATCTGTGCGTGAGCCGGTAATTTGCATTGTCAATCTTTCTTTGTTGCTATTGAGTTCAACTGCATCGAGCTTAATTCGTGGCTCCCATTGATTCAGTGCCATAACTGTAGCTGAAATAACGCGCAGCCTTGTGGCGTCAGTATTTGGATTATCTAATAATAGAAACAAAAATGACCCGTAGTCCCGGCGTTCAACTCGTGATCCAATTGGCGTTGTTAAAATATCTTTGACTGACTGATTGATGTGATCCATATCAGTGATTGAGCGGCCGTTTTGGCAATTCATTCCAATATAACTCATTGTTGAGGTCCTCCAGTTAAATCGCCACCTGCTTTGACTCCATTATGTTTGTGTTTATCAAGAACAACTCCATTAGATGACAATTCGCCTTGTTTATGAATTACGTTTCCTGTTAATACACCAGTATTACCGCTAGCACTGCCACCTGTTGCGCTAAATGATTTAAATGTTACATGCTCGCTACATTCAACAAGCGGGGTGTCAAGGTGGATTTTTGTGCCGGCTTTAGCAGTGATTTGGTTGCTTGCCTCAATAACAGCGGTTTTAATACCCTTTATGATTAAACAGCTATTTTTGGGTTCGTATTCAAATGTCGCACCGTCCGGGAATTCGACAAAGTAACCATCTCCAGAGGCTGAAGGTGCAGGGTTGTCATTGCAATAAAGACTTGGTAAAACGCAACCAAGCTCAATATTGCCGTTGGGACTTAATATAAAGACCTGCTCACCAATAGAAGGGCGCCACCAGGTTCGGCTTTTACCTGCGCGGTGAGTAAACCACGGCAACCAATCAGTAATCAAATCACCAGTACGAACTTTTACCCGATCGCCTTTTGTTTGACAAACAACGCCTTGGCGGATCAGGTTCTCAATTTTTCGTAATATATCGACTAGGTCGGCAGGGTGATAATTTTGCATGGCATTATCATCAAGATTAAACGACAAACAATAAAGCGCGCCGAGTTGTAAATTGCGCTTTTACAATTTGCGGGCGAGGTAAGTAATTGTGATTTGTTCAATCATTTTACAATCCTTTTGATTGATACCCAACAGCTTGCGAGATGGATAATTAACAGTCCAACTATTGTTTTTATTTACTCTGCCTCGCAGTCCGTAATGATGAATTCGAGCGATACGGGATACTGAGTTGATAAATTTAACTGTTGCGCTATTGCTATTTGCTGATGTTCGTAAAAATTTTGTTGTTCGAAGTTTTGTGAACATTTTACGTTTGATTTTTCCCGCTTTTTTGCGAAATTTTTGCGGTTTCCTCGGTTCAAAATTTGTTCCGTCGGGTTGCTGTTGAGCAACAATCCTTTTACGCTGGTTTTCGCGTAGTTTTGTCGCTATTTCGCGAGCTAACTTTGCTCGATTAACATTATTTAATTGAGTGAGTATACCGTTAGCATAATCATGTAATTTGTTTAGTTCGTCGGCCATATTTCATTAACCCATTCTGGACGCATATCGATCGGCGGTTCGTCGTTAACGTGCTTGTATTCAAGCCCATTATCACCTTTCTTAACAATTACACGCTCGGTTAATTTTAATTCTATGCTGATATCTGCGGTCTTATTATTTAACGCTTCAACCTCAAATTTAATAGCCCCGTTTCTGAGTTCTGGATTTGCCATAAATTCTTGCTGGTTAATATACATCCAACTAATGATAGGAACCATTAAATAGTCAATGGGCTGATCGTAATCTGTAATAATTAAATTAACATTATATTCATACTCATAACTCAACGAGGTTGCCGCAGTGGCGGTTACGTTCCCATCATCGACAAAAACATGGAGCTTATCGGGGTTGGTTTTAATAAACAGATTATTATTTTCGAGTATCTTGCGTAACTGTTTTATCTTTTCCATGTTGCTCCTGTTGACATTGGTAAATCATTTCGACCTGAACCGCACATTGATGCCATGCTGTTAAGATGGCTTGATTATCGTCAATTAATGAGCGATTTTGCATTAAATTATTCATGGGAAGATAACAAGGCGTTACGGCTGGACATCCAGTTTTTATAATCTTCACTTCCTTTGATTTCTGGCCGCGTGTACAACCGTTTAATAACATCAGGCAAATCAGTATCAGACCACATGAGTAATTGTTGATTTTCATTGATAAGTTGCTCCAACTGTTGTTGATATTGACGATTTAACGCGTCAACCGCTTGTAGTTGATTTTTTTGTTCTATCAGTTTTTGTTCATTTGCGTGATATTGATCGCCAAGTTCGAGTAATTCATTGTTTTTATAATCAATGATTTCGATCAGCTCTTGCTTATCGTCTTCCAGCTGCCTATATTTAATGCGCAATTGTTGATTGTGTGAGTAACTAAACGAAAAACAGATAGCCATAAATAATAACAGCAACCACGGCAACAACTTATTTTGTAGTAGTTGCATAACTTTCGTAGGCCTCCTTTAGCTTAGTGTCGTAACTATTTTTCTTATATGCTGGGCCGTTATATAGTTTTGCAAAAACTTGGAAGTCCTTATCTTTCATTGCTTGTAATAATTTGCAATTGGTTTTATGAGAAATAAATCGATAAAAAGCATCTAGCTGCATTTCTTCGCTTTCTGTCATGTATTGCTCAAACTGCTGGGCAGATTCGTAACCTAGTAATTGCCAGTGAAATCCCATGATTTGGAATAATCCCCAGCTTGTGCTTTCAATTGCTGACTGTGGATCAATTTGTTTTGCCATATTTAAGCGGTAATTCTCGCGGGCGCCCCCTAAATAACCGCCAGCAACTTGATTAATTAAGTCTGGGTAGGTTTTAGCGAGATGCTCTACATTAAAACCATTTTTTTTAAGTTGGCGGTAAAAGATATGCCGCTCAAAGAGGATCACTGGCAAGCCATTTTTAAATCCCGATGACCTGGCTTCAATTTTTGTTACTGCCTGTAGCATTGCCAGATCAATGCCTAGTTTATCGGCTACATTTTGCAATTGTTCTTTCGTAATCATTATTTATTTAATCCTTTATCGTGTCGATATTTATTTGGTGAGCGGCAAAGTGTGCCGATATTCCCTTTGCTATTTATAAAACAGAGCAACAGCGTTAGATTCATGACAACTTGCGCACAATAAGCTCGGCTTAGCAACCCGAAGAAAGAAAACATAAACACCGCTGCACTTGACGTAATCATGAGCCAAGCCAGCCAACTATATTTAGCTTTGTATTGATAATGCTTACGATCAAAAGTGAATAACCTAACGGCGATTAATAAACATAGAACTGCGTTAAGGGTTGTAATCATGATTTCCCCCCCTTGAATTTGTCAAATAAATCAGATGGATCGTCAAACTTTTTAATCAACCACAGCAACAACTTGACACTAACAGCCGACGCTATTAATGCTCCTAACCCCAACGGCATTTTTTGTTGTATGTTGACTGGAAAAAGCGGCATTAATAAGAACAGGGTCATTTCGGCCAATAACATTCCCATAGCAAATGATATAAAAAATAGAATAATACGTCGAAGCACTGAAATGCATTCCTCGCTAATTACTAACAATATTGAACCGCAAAGCGCCCCGAGAATAATGCCGTTTTCAATATTGGGATAAATCACAGATATTGAAAACGCACTAATAACTGCTGTGAATGTTGTTGTAGTTGGTTCTGTCATTAAATTAGCCCCATTAGTCCCATAAATTAACTTGTTTTTTTTGTGGCTCAGGTACTGATTCTGGTACATTGACCAGCGTTCCCATTGGTAGCATTGCCGGCAATTCGCACAGCATCGGATTGTCTTGATAAATAATTTCTACAACCCCTTTTGTTTTGCCAAAAACTCGATACGCTAATGCGTCCACGGTTTCATTTTGCATTGCATAAACAATCATTAAATCAATTCCATTGTTGATCGTGATTTGCCCAATATGTCACGAATTGCATAACGTGCATTACGGTATAGGTTGCCAGCGCTTTCGATGTTTGATTCAATGTCACCTTTAGCTTTTGCGGTTGCATCAAAATTAATATATTGTTCATTCAATAATGCATTTGCCCACGAATAAACTGCGTGTTTGTATAAAATTAAATATTTTGATTCACCATTAACAAGCTCGTCATTTAAATCGTTAATTGTTGCAATACCTGCCAACTGTTTTGCTAGTCGCCAGCTATATAAATCGTCATTTACCGCAATAATTGCACTGGTAATTGCGGTTTTTAGTCTTTCGGTTGTGACTGTGCCATCTAATCGTTGAGTTTTTCGAACATCATTAACATTAATTGCTGGGAAAAACGAAATATTACTGATTTCGAGATTCTCAGTTTCGTTAGCGATTGCGATAGCTGTAAAGTCGTTCATAATTTACCTTTGTTGATCGGCGGTGGACAAAGGCGCTAACATGTAACATACATTTATTGCCTTTGTGCCGCCGAGGTGTGAGGGTTCACCCGGTTAAGAATCGGTCTTATTTAAGGCCTTTTCTAATTCTTTAATGGCTGTTTTTACGCCTGAAGATTCGTCAAGTTCAAGCGCTCGTTTTAAGTAGCCTAATGCTTGTTCTGGATGAGTTTCTTTTAACGCATAGCCAATAGCTTTATTTAATTTTGCTCTAACCTGATCAAACATATCTTTATCAACCATTAATTCAGCGAATTTAAGCAAAATATCAGTGTTAATTGTTTGCTTATTGCTAATTTGTGCAAGCGTTGTATTAGCTAATTCTTCAGCAATTAATGTGGCGGTTTGGCGTTGATATTCATCTGGTGTAACCCAATTGTGCTTTAATGCATGTTTAGCAAGCGGGTAGGCAAGTTCAAATTGTTTAGTGTCAATCATCCATACCATTAAATGCATGAAAACATCATCTTGCTGAGCATTTTCAGACTCAAGCACGCCGTTAATCCAATCCATATATTCGGGAATAAGTTGCTTTTTAAGGTCAATTTTTGCTTCCGTCGATTGGAATTTTTTTAAACGAATACGATCGTTATTTAGCTTGGCTAACATCATTTCGTAAGCATTGGTTGCTCGCGGGTTGTCTGTATTACGCTCCTTTTGAGCGTAATGTTTCTGCAAAAACTTTTGTGCTGGTGATATCATCTATCTTCCCCTTTATCTAATTTCAATATTCTCAACTAAACAGCCGGCATCATAACGTTCTACAACAAAGGCTTCATTGGCAGATTGGAAGTCTTCAATGCGATCGCGTTTAGGGTTGTCAATGATTTGACGACGAGCTGTTTCATTTTGAATATAGATGGCTAAATTACTAAAGGATGTAATTAGCATAGCTCCTTTAGGGAAGTGGGGCACTCGGTATGCTGGTAATTCACCAATTGATTTTTTAGCGAGTAAGATTTGACCCGCTACTTTTTCGGTGTTTTTATCTGCCTCGTTAGCAATTGGGAAGTACTTATCATGAAGCAACCCGCGACCACAAATAACAACAAGATCGGTATCTTCTGAATAAACCGGATCGATTAAGTTTTCAACGACATCATAGACTAATGCGTCAAGGTTTTTATAGTCACCGCCGTTGCTGGCAACAATAATTTTACCTGGCACTACTGTACCTTCGTTCATTACTCTTTCAGGTGCGTCTTCTCGGTAATGTTGTAACCAACCTTTATTTACATCTTGTAGTAAAGGGTATGTGGCTTTATTGGAAGTTGGTGCGCGATGGGTACCATTGAATCCAATCATAATGCGGTCTAATGCTTTTTGTTTAATTAGAGCGTCACGCAAAAGAGTTTGAAAGTTCTTTTTGTGACGCCATGCATCCAATTTCGCATAACGAATTGATGTATCGTAGTTGGTTTGTTCACAACGGTAACGGAATTGGTTTAGATCTAAGATATCTACAGCTTCACGTTCCTGTGCTGTGGTATCGGTTGTGCTAGCTGTTGTACCTGTTACACCAATGCCAACTTTTTCACCTTCTTGAGCGTCAACAAATTCAATGTTGATTTTACTTAAGAATTCAGATGATTGTTGGGTGCGTTTTTCTAATGTTTGGTTAACCTCTGGATTGACTGCAAAACTTTCACTGGCATCATCAATGCCATTAAGTTGTGCGATGCGGTGTTTAAATCCATTAAATAGCTTTCGGGTTTCATTTCTCATTATGGGTTTCCTAATTCGGTTAATCTAATTTGTTTGTTATCGTTAGTTTTAATCGTCTGCTTTTAACAGTCGGTTTCAATATCTACGGAGCCACCCGCCGAGGTTGGACGCTCTGGCGATTCAGGAAGCTCACTCAATAGATCAATAAGTCCAGTATTTTGTTTTTTAACTTTGGAAAGTTCGTTGGTTAATTCAACAATTTTGGTGTCAAGATTAGCAAATCGTTCAGATGTCGCTGCTGCGAACTGTTCAATAATCTCACCAAGTTGAACAAACTTAGTTGAGTCCTTTTCTGATTTACTTTTAAATAATCCCGTTAGACGGTCTAACATGGCGCTAAATGTGGCATCACTTTGTGGTTCCACACATTCAAAAGCGATTGCTGTTTCTTCGGCAACGGTGAAAAGGTTGTTAGGTGATTGTTTGCGGCTAGCTAACGGGTTAACGCTTGCTTTTGCACTAAATTCTAAAAATTCGGTACCGAGACTTGCAGGATCATCAGTAACAGCTAATCCAACAAGATAGGCCTCTCCAGTGTCTGCAAACTCTGGGTTTACTTCAATTGAGGAGTAAACTTTTTGCCTCAATTTGTTTAGCTGAATAAGATCATCTGTTGGTTCAATTTGCGCAAATAGTGCCAATTTGCCAGCTAATGGGCCGGTTTTAATTTCCTCTGATTTCAATGCTAGAACGTCACCATAACGCTTAAATTGACTATCAGGTGAATAACCCTTGATATGCTCAAGGTTAACACGAGCGCCGTAAACCTCTGGGCTATAATTTTTAACCATTTGCTCAATCCACGGACGTTGGATCTTGCGCCCGTCTGTTGTTGCACCTTCAACTGCAACCCTGAACCATTTTGACTTATATTTTTTTTTACCTTCGCTCATTTATTAAATCCTATAGTAGTAGATGATTTTTCTATCTATGTTGGATTGACATACAAATGAGAGCAAATTGCGCGCGTTGTAAATTTTGATTTCACAACTTGCGCAGAGATAAAAAAAACAAAATGGCGGGTAAATTGACGTTACTAAAGGGGGACCAATGGAAAACGTCAATCTAATAGACTATTTAATTAGCAATAACACCGATCCAAGAAAAGCGGCTAGATCACTATATTGGGCGGGGTATCGCATTGCCCGCATTTCTGAATTATTAAATGAAAAAGTAAACACAATTCACAGTTGGAAAAGACGCGATAAGTGGGATGATTCATCAGTATTAGAGAGAGTTAACGGTGTATTAGAAGCTCAACTTATACACCTGGTTATTAAACCAAATAAAGAGGGTCGAGACTTTAAGGAAATTGACTTACTAAGTCGTCAGTTAGAGCGCACGGCCAGAATTGAAAAATACCAAAACGGTGGTAACGAAACCGATCTAAATCCCAATATTGCCAACCGCAATGCCAGACCGAAGCAGAAACCAAAAACAAATTTATTAACCGATGAACAAATAGAAAAGTTGAATGACCTTTTTAACGACGGATTATATGAACATCAACGAATATGGTACCGCGCAGGACTAACAAACCGTATACGCAATATCAACAAATCCCGGCAGATTGGCGCTACCATGTATTTTTCGCATGAAGGCGCAATTGATGCGATTAATACTGGGCGCGATCAAATATATCTATCAGCATCGAAAGCGCAAGCATTCCAATCCCGGCAATATATTGTAGATTTTTTCCATGGTGTAGATATTGATCTAAAAGGTGAGGTGATTCATTTTCCGCATAATGACGCGCGTATACGATTTTTAGGCACTAACTCAAAAACAGCACAAAGTTATCATGGAAACGTTTATCTTGATGAATATTTTTGGATCAGTCGATTTTCAGAATTTAGAAAAGTCGCCTCAGCAATGGCAAGTCAAAAACGTTGGCGACAAACCTATTTATCAACGCCATCAAGTATCACACATGAAGCGTACAAGTTTTGGACGGGACAACTATTCAATAAAGGGCGCCGCAAAGAAGATCGAATCAACGTTGACATATCTCACAATGCATTAAAAAACGGCGCAATCTGTGCCGATGGACAATGGCGACAAATTGTTACTATTGAAGATGCCGAGCGTTTAGGATTTGATTTATTTGATATAAATCAACTTAAAATGGAATATAGCCCGGATGAATTCGCCAACTTGTTTTTATGTCAATTTATTGATGATTCCGCTTCAGTATTTCCACTTTCGAGCTTGCAACCTTGTATGGTTGATTCGTGGGATATATGGACAGATTACAAACCTTTTGCGCTGAGACCCCTTGGCGATCGCCCCGTATGGATTGGTTATGATCCGTCACATACTGGAGATAGTGCGGGGTGTGTAGTGGTTGCGCCGCCACTGGTTGAGGGTGGTAAATTCCGAGTAATTGAAAAGCACCAGTGGGCTGGGATGGACTTTGCGGCTCAAGCTGAAGCGATTCGCAAAATGACAGAACGCTATAACGTTACCTATATTGGTATAGATGCCACCGGGCTAGGTGAGGGCGTTTATCAGTTAGTTAGGCAATTTTTCCCAGCGGCGGTGGCATTCAAATATTCAATTGAAATTAAACAAAGATTAATTTTAAAAATGCAGGATGTGCTCAGGCGTCAGCGTTTAGAGTTTGATGCCGGGTGGACTGATCTGGCTCAATCATTCATGGCTATCAGAAAAACATTAACAGCCAGCCAACGATTTGTTACATATGTCGCCGACCGCAATGATGAAATCTCACACGCAGATATAGCGTGGGCGACTATGCACGCAATTTATAACGAACCGCTAGAAAGTTTAGGCGGTGCTAACAGTAATAGTGGTTTTATGGGAGTATTTTAATAATGACCGATTTAAAAAAAAATGATGACAATATAGCGTGTTTTAGTTTTGGAGAAAGTGAACCTCTTTCCAGCGCTAAAGATCTGCTGAGCTATTTACAATGTATTGAGTGTGGTAAGTGGTATGAACCCCATATTAATTTTAATACACTAGCGAATACATTTGGGGCATCATCTTCATATCATAGTAGCCCAATATTTGTAAAAAGAAATATATTAACAAGCACCTTTATACCTCATAAATATTTGACACGTTTTAATTTCGAAAGAATAGTTCATGATTTCCTTATTTTTGGCAATTGCTATCTTGAAAAACGATCTAATATGTTAAAACAAGCGACTGGGCTATTACCAACGTTAGCGAAATATACTCGGCGTGGGGTTGATACTGATAGATATTATTATATAAATTCTAGCAAATACGCGAACATCGAAAATCTATACGAAGAACACGAATTTAAAAAGAATTCCATCTTTCACCTGTTATTACCAAATGAAAACCAAGAAATCTACGGATCCCCGGAATATTTATCCGCAATCAATTCCATATGGCTGGATAATTCGGCCACGGTGTTTCGTCAACGTTATTATAAAAATGGTTCACATGCCGGGTTTATTTTGTATTTATCTAACCCATCACATAATGAAAAAGATATCGAAGAATTAAAAAAGGCGCTGCAAAACAGTAGAGGGCCAGGCAACTTTCGCAATTTATTAATGTATGCGCCGAACGGTAAACCAGACGGATTAAAGCTAATTCCTGTCGGAGAAGTTGCAGCCAAAGATAATTTTGCAGATATCAAATCAGTTAGCCAAGATGATATTTTGACAGCTCATAGAGTGCCGCCGTCATTGATGGGTATCACGCCAAAAAATACCGGTGGATTTGGTGACCCTGAAAAAGCGTCCAAGGTATTTGCTCGTAACGAGATAAAACCTCTCCAAGATCGATTTTTACAACTGAATGACTGGATGGGCGAAGAAATTATAAGATTTAATCCATACAAGCTCGAAGAATAAAAAAACACAACGCACAAGCCCGAAAGGGCTTTTATTTTTTAGGAATGACACTAAATCCTTTCTATAAAGCCCATAGCGACGCTATTAAAAAAATAATACCATTCTATAGCATTTATCTTGTTAACCGCTCTACTTATTTAATATTGAATATAATTGCCTATTTTATTGATGGGTGAGCGTATTATAGGTGAAATATCGCTATTGAGACCCCACCTCACCCGCGCACTAAAAGTGTGGCAAATTGTGCAAAGTTGCAAATGTTATAGAAAAAGCCCGGATATAAGGGCTTTGAGCTAGAATGTTCCTTTTTAGATCTTGCATTTTCGTGCAGTATTGGCGTGCAATGAAAAATTATGAATTTTTAAAAGAAACACTGTAAATATTATATAGTATTTTGGCTAACGCTTTACAAAGGCAATAATATTCAACAGCCTCTTTCATTGTAGCTAAAGGACTGTTTTTATCATGTGTTAACTCATTTCTGCGATCAATAAGTGTTTTAATTTTTACAATGTGATTTATGGAAAGATGACTCTCCCAAACTTTGAGCTTTTTTTTATTATAGGGACCATTGAAAGACACTAGAAATTGTTTATATAATTCAAATAATTCAATTATAGCTAATTTAGCAATTACAGGTTCAACCCTAGAATTGCGTTTATTTTTTTGTGGTGATAAAGGAACTTTATATCCTCCGTTCTCTTCTTGTTTTGGAGAGTCACCTAAAACTAAATAGCCAGCCATGGCAAATTCTTTACTAATTCTTAAGCAATATGGATGTTCGTGATTAATTTGTTCTATATTTGCTCCAGCAGAAAGATAAGGTCCTTCTTCAGTCCATGCAGCATTATCATTGCCTAAATTTTCCCAATTTAACATCTTTTCTGCTGAACGAGCATTATCATAGACAAAACAAGCCTCTAGAATAGCTTCACCTAAATCTTGAATAAGTTGTTCAATCATTGTTCGACTCTCTAAATAATAAAATAAAAATCATTTAACTGGTTCCAAAAATAGTGATGGAAATTCAATATTTTTTGCATTAATTTTGAGTTTTTTAGCTATATGATTAATTATCTTTTTCTCGTCAGGTAATCCGTCTTTATCAAGAAACTTTTTGGAACTTGAATAAAAATCTGCATTAGAATAATATTCTTTTGCAATTTTCAATTGCTCATCACTCAATTGTTGATCAGTTGATTTAATTTCCCATATTTTATCATCACATTGTGTACCTGAATTACCACAGCCATCACTATAATAATTGGCTCTTGCAAAGTAAAAACCCGTCCCCTTAGCCTCAGAAAATGGCATTAAAAATACTGACACAACTTTAGCGCCAGTCTTTGACGAAAAATCTGTAGCGGCTAACTTTGCTGTATCAACTCGCTGTTGTAGGTTTGCTGCATCTGGCGCAACAACAAAAATCTGGGCGCGTGGTCTGTTAGCAAATGATGTGTCTTTCTCTGAAATAATTTCATATGGTTTTGCTTCGTTTGCAAAACAAAAAGGAATAAAAAAGATCGATAAACTTAAAAGCAACTTTCTCATACACACTCCTGTAACGTTATCTTAATAGATTAATTAAACTGTAATTAATCAATTATAGAGCGGTGAGAAATTTATACAAGGCTATCTATTGATAACCCTGTATGTAAATTTTATTCCGATTTTTCAATTACTGCATGTAATAAATCCGCTATACAGCAAATCATAACCACAAAATCGGTAGGGGTTGAATGGGCATTTATGCAAGCTCTGGCAATCGCTTCGGCTTGTTCGATTTTAGCGTAAGTGTTTAGATGAATGATAATGTTTTCTGATGTGTCGACTGGTGTAATTTTGTTGCGGTTTTTCATAGTATTTACCTTTGTATAAAAAATTAAGTAAACACCCCCAACAAGGTCAATTATTGGTGGTGAACTGAACAAGGTTGACCTTACCGCCTACAAAGAAAACGGCGCTCTTTCGAGCCCTTACCCAGCCCACCGTAGAATGGATATGACTAAGCACGCATAAAAATACCGCTTAGAGCGGTTATGCTCTTTGTAAGTTTCAAGAGGTCAATCTTGACGTTAGATTTTGCTAACGTATTTTTAATATATATCGATTTTAGTTTTATTGTCAACATGTGCATTTAGTCCTAAATTAACGCCTAGAAATTTTAATTATTTCAATAGCTCGTTCGACATCTTCAATTTTTATATTTTGTTCATCCATTAGTTTTGAAATCTGCATTGCGAGACTTAATAAATAATTACGCGGTTTTGGTCTAACTCTGACTGGTGGATTCATTTTTTATCCTCAATTATTAAAAATTAAACTCTACATCCATAGGTATTCCTACCCATTTTTTACGTAAATCTATTATGACCAATTTATCTTTGACCCATTTTATTAGCAATTTGTCATTAAATTTCAGATCACGCCCGGCTAAAAGATGATTTAACTGGTAGGAATTGTAATTTATTTGATGTTTTTTTAGTTCATTAATGATTATTTTACGTTGATCGTACTCTGGTGATTTTTTGACCTCCGTACAGTTATTGACAGAACTCCGAGGGGCGCAGTCGCGCCTATTTTTAGGGACGATCGCCCATTTTATTAAACGGGTACATATAAAAGATGCTACGCCGACGATCGGGGAAAATACCCCTTTGACCTTTTTAACATCCTCCTCAAACTGGTTTTGTGTTTCTTCATAAGAAACTCTAACGCGCAAATCTTTACGCCGCACCGTGACGCCACCTTGCAATTGTGTGTATGCCGCCCAATCACCGGCATCGGCTGCAGCTAATACAGGATCGATTTCCTTACTTTCAACTTTTTGACTACCAAGTCGGCGCAGTTCGCGCCACACCGTCACGGGGGCGCCGCCGATTTGTTGAAATTGACGAATACCCCAGCGACTAGCCCAAGCTGTCACATTTTTGGCCATATCTTTTAAGTTTTGTCCTGTTTCGTCGTCGATCTCATCGTCGAGCTGATAACCGTCAATATTTTTCGAAATGTATTTAGCAATGTACCCGGTGGCACTTCCTTTTTCTTTTTCGATATCCTCGAATTTTATGCGATTGTCGCGAGCGCCGGGTTCGTCCCAATCTTCTGCTAATGCATACTTGTACATAATGTCATGAACTTGATCTTTATCTTCCGGACGCATAAATACCAAAATATGCCAGTGAGGCGTGCCGTCGTGGTGAGGTTCTGCAACGCGAAACCCAAAAATTTTTATACCCTCCCGATTTAATTTTGCCCGGATTTTTGCCCAAACGTTGCATAAATAGCGTTGAGTGTCACGTGGTGTGCCGGCATTCCAATTTTTAATAAAACCACCTTTGGCATGTACTGCGTGATATTTTGAAGGGGCGGTTAATGTGATAAATGCACCAGTATAGCCGAACTCGTCGGCTATATCTTCAAAACCTCGCATCCTGATCATGAGTTCGCAACGACGAATTGCTGGGTTAGCGTTTGATTTATCAACTTGAAAAACTAAATCGAATTGTTCGCCGGTGTCGGTATTTTCTATGCATTGGTTTTTCAGCCATTCGCGGTTTTTTCTTTTCTGTTCTTTCCATTCGCCAACGCAAGTGCGACTTGCGTACGGGCTGGCCGATTTTTGCACTTGTCCCGCTGCAATGGCTAAATGTTCACGCTGAAAAGCCCACAGCCTTTTTAATTTGTTTTGCCACCATTTATCGGCCGATAATTTAGCTAAGGCGATAACAATTTGCTGTGCCGTGATCTCGTCTTTTTTATAATCGGCAAAATAGGGCGCGGTAATTCTCAATGGCTTTAACTGCTCTAACGCAAACCTGTAGATAGTTAACTCATGGTCGTTATTACTCAACTTAAATTCGTCGGTTTCTAAAAATTTGATAATTAGATTTTGCATATACCCGGCGATTTTTGCGCCTAGTTCATCGACGTCGATTTTGTCGTAAGTTGGCAGTGTTGCCAGTTGTTTATAGAATGTTTGCGCTATAAGACTTTTGCCTGCATTTTCAATGGTGTATTGCTGCTGTACTTCGGTGCAACGAGTTAAACCACAGGTGCGTAAAAAAGTGTTGGCTGCTTTTGAGCCGTTTTCTTGATAGAGCGCTGCATATTTACGAGCAAAATAACTACCGATGAATTGCGGGGCGTCACTAAAAAAAGGGTGGAAGTAGTCGTATTCGTGCGGTATCTGCTCCCATAGCGGGCGTTCAATGATAGTTAGATCTTTGGGTGGTTTAGGTCCGATGTTTGAATATTGAGATTTTGGTTGAATTGGTTTTGTTGGTAGAAATTTACCTACGGTATCGTAAAAATCACGCATACCAGAAAGCAGGGCAGATCTGGCCCTGTTTGTTATTGGTGGTAGTGTTTGCGTGATTGATGTCATGTTATTTGCTTAATCCTATTATTTAACTGTTACTACCACGCCATTTTTTATTACAGCACGCAAACCAATACATTTAACCGGTATAGTTCCATCGCCAAGTTTCGTATAAAGCGGTAAAACTTCATCAATGATTTGTTGATTAATTTCGCTTAGATTAATCTTAAACATTCGCTCTAATACTCTGATAGTTGCGTGTTCGCTGACTATTAATTTATTATTGTTAGAAAGTTCATTTATTTTGGTTTGTATGTCTGTAATTTCGCTTTTTATTTTGTTATAACGCTGTTGGCAGTCTGATAATTCACTTCTAATTACATTTTGTTTTGCATGTAATTTTTTTAGCTGAGATTGATACCTTTTTAATGTGTTCCCATTCATGATTGCCTATCCCCTGTTATTGGCGGTAATGTTTGTGTGATTGGTGTCATGTTATTTACCTAAATCCAACTGACACGAAAACACTTCGCATGATTCAGAACATGACCCGGAATCGTAGCCTTTATTCCCCCTAATTGTTGCTAATATTTCTTCACGAGAATGGTTTTGATACATAGCCATGATTGCTATTAGCGAGTTATTTCCGCGGTACATGATTTTGTTTTCCTGTTGCCTACGTTCTACAACTCGGACATTGGGGTCATTGATTAGATTAATAAAATCCTCAGCCATTTTTGGTTCATCACGAGTAGCAAGCGCAATTTTGTTAATCCCTTTTTTGATGCAGAAAACACAGTTACCGAGATGTTCTGGTAGGTCTAAATCAAATGACTGATTCTTCCACCAGTTAATAACATCCGACTTATCAAAATCGGATATATCAGCTAGATAACTATAACCGTCCTTTGGCTTTAATCGCTTTGGTTCATCAGCACGTATGCCGAGCCATGTTTGATAATTACCTTTGCCGTAGTTATCTTTACAGTACCGCTCGAAAGGTTCAAGTTTCATTGAACGAGTGCAAAAAGCCCCGTGAACGTACGGCGTACCGTATTTGTAGCAAATATCTCGAAACGGTTGTAAGTCTTGCTTAAGTTCATCTAATGTTATTTCGCGATAAGAATTGGCTTGCCCTAGCTCTGGATTCACAACTACTCGCAAACACGTTAGTTTTATACCCCAGTATTTGACTATATTTTTAACAAATTCATAAGTTTTTGGGTGTTCTGCGCCTGTGTCCATAAAAATGAAATCAGTGTCTGGATACAGATTTTTCATTAGATTAACTAGATAGGCAGACGAACGACCGCCACTAAAACTAACTACGTGTTTCATGGGGTGTATTCCTGTGTGATTTTAGCGCTCGTAAAATGTGAGATATAACATCAACTGTCCAACCGTTCCCCAACATTTTATAACGCTGAGTATTGCTAACGCCGCCGGTATAATTGTCTGGTAATGTCTGGAGGCGTTCGCACTCAATGGGTGTCAATTTTCGGATATACCCGTCGATCAAAACGCCATGCCGATCCTGTGCCGTGAGGGTATAAAATTTCTCGCCAGTGCTAAATCGCTGACCGTTTTGTCTTTTTTCGACTCTATCAGGGGTTATACAACCAAATAGGTATTGTCCTGTTTTTGCTGCACCGCCACCTGCATCACCACATAAAGTAACGGATTTACCGTGTATGCTGTAGACCCTATTTGACTGACTGTCTGCACGGAAAAAACCTATTTTCCCTGCAATTGTTTCTTTATCCAAAATCTGCAATGATTTATCAAACGGCACTATAAATGGGTTTATACAATAAACTAGCTGCCCCTGGTTTTTATAAAAATACTCTCTATCAGTAGTTTTACCAATGCTTGACGTTATGCAATTGCTTTTATCTTTATCAACCGCCAATAATAAATGGTTATTGTGTTCAAAAGAGTTACTTGTTAAGGTTGGGCTTTTGTCCGTATGAATCCCCCCACGATTTTTACCTCGAGGATTTTGTTTTATCCCTACAACCGCATTCAACGGGATTGCTATTTTGCTTCCTTCACCTTTATTTGTTGTTAGTGTTGGGCTTTTATCGTTAGTAATGGGTGTAACATTACCATTCATTCCGCAGCCGCTGGGATTACAATTAAAGCTGGGCAATCTGTCATGATTTGTTATATCAATGGTTTCATGTATAACGTCTTTTAACAAAATTTTTTTATCTGCGGGTTGTTCTATATCCCAATTACACCAATATAATCGTTTACGGTTTTGCGCTGATACCAACGCACTATTTATCATGACCGGATCAACGCCTACAATTGACGTTATTACATGTTCGTAATCTTTTTTCATTCTGACGTTTTCAAGCAAAAATTTAACGCTATGATTGAGTGACTGAACATGCGCTAATATTTCAGCAAATCTAAAAAATAGCGCCGATCGTTTATCGTCAAATGCTAATTGTTTACCTGCAAAACTAAAACCTTGGCACGGTGACCCGGCTAATATCAAATCAATACTGGACCAATCGATATCCCAACTTTCCCAGTTGTTTATATCTCCAAGCCGGATAATGTCGGGGTAGTTTTTTTGGCTAACTTGGATTGCATATTTGTCAATTTCGCTAGCGTAATATTTTGTTACATTGATATTTGCACGTTCGAGTGCAACACGACCGCAACTCATGCCATCGAATAGTGATAGTACGTTCATGTCACCCCCTTTAAATCATATTCGGCGTTAATACGGCAATAATTTCGCGCGCCGGGCTGCGATTTCCGTTGGCTGCAACTGAGCGCGGGGCGTCGATTTCGTAAATTTCAAAATCATCAAAAATGCTTTTTACTGTTGTGTTATTAGCGTTTGAAACGATCGCGGTTGCGCCTCGCTTAACGGCATGAACAAGCAAATCATGCAATAACTTTGTGACCGGGTAATTAAACTTATGCGGAGTGTAGCCAGTAAAAATATCGTTTTTAGAGCCTGAAATGTACGGCGGATCGCAATAAATAACGTCATCGGCTCCAGCCATTTCGACTGCTGCTCTATAATCCGCAGCCATTAATGTAACTGGAACTGAGATCAACTTATTGCTAAATGCGATTAGTTCTGCCTTGGGAAAGTAAATCTTTTTATATTTGCCGCAGGGAACATTAAATTCACCTTTTTGGTTATAACGACAAACCCCATTGAAGCAGTGGCGGTTTAAATAGATAAACTCAGCGGCGCGTTTTAATGTGAATGGTTGTGTTATGTTACAATTAAATCGGCAACGAATTTCATAAAAATCAATATCGCTATCAAATAATAATTGGGCTGTATTTAATAATCCCGCTAAATCATCACGTAGCCATTGATAAACATTAATTAAATCACGGTTTTTATCAGCTAACACATAACCATTATAATTAGTGTTAATAAATACATTGCCCGCGCCCAAAAACGGTTCAATTAGCCGCCCGCCTGCCGGCAGGTGGGGCAATAGCTGGGGAATAATCCGAGATTTCCCCCCGACCCATTTTAAAAATGATTTTTGGATTTTTTCTTTTTTTTCTACACACATATAAATATTTCACTCTATTGCTGGTTACAAAAACGCCGTCTGAATTGTTCCAAGGCCTGCTCAGTTAGACAGAATTGCTCATCTCGATTGAGCGTTTGAACTAAATCAAATCCAATAACCACGCGTCCAGTGATTGAACTCGGATAATCATACGACACCTCAGCGACCATTGCGGCGTCGCCGTGGGCTAATATAAAACTGTTTTTTTCTCGTATTTCATGCAGAACGGAATCATTAACAATAACTGCCGAAACACAACCGCGACTAATTAGCTCAAATTGAGACTCCGAAACAGTCACGATTTTGTACGAGCTATTTTTAAATTGGCTAAACATTGAGTTATCTCCAAAAAATTTATATGTGAGGGCTGTATGATTCAGCCCCACATTAAAGATAAGAAAGGCTGGCGGTTGCCTCGTTTGATTAATAGATGAATTTATTTTGTTTGTTCCTCTTGGAGTTCAAATTCAATGATAACTTTGCGGTCGTCAACGTCGGAAACACATAAATTAACAATAGAACAAATGATCACCGCGTCACCACAGGAAATGGCAAAAGTTTGGGTGCCGTTCAGTGCTTTTAAATACCCCGCGTCAACAGATATTGATCTGACCTCATGATCGGCAATTAACTCAAACTGCAACGCCGGCACATCTATTGCTTTTAATGAATTACCTTTAAAATTATTAAACATGTTTTTATCCTCTTTTTTGTTGCGACATAAATTAAATAATTGAGGTTGAGCGCCAAATGGGCTTAGCGTTGGCCATATCTCGTAGACTTCGTCGTTCATATGATTACTACCTCCTGTGTTCCTGTAATTGCTGGCAGTCAACACATCGCTGGCAGCCTTTTATTAATTTTCGGCGTTTTTCGGGAATTGGCTCGTCACACTCACAGCAATAATGAGCCGATTCACCGGTGTAACCGTTTTTTTTGTTCAGAGCGACAGAGGTCGCCATGTCAATTTGCGCTTGAGCGAGGTCTGCTAGATCCGCCATTAGACATCCCCTCGATGTTGGGAACGAATCACCTCCGCTTCTTGCTCTAACAGTTCGGCTGATTCGGTTGGCGTTAGGTAATTTGTGCGTATGTGAGCAGCTAAACGCTCTAATTTTGCAGTGAATACGTCACATAAACCCTGTTTGGTTTCATTTTTTGCTTGATTTATTGCGTGCAATAATGCATCGCCTTTTAATGTTGTCATTTCCATTTATGCCACCTGTTTAACTTCTTTTTTAAAATCCTGTTGTTCACATAATGCGAATGCATCAATGATTGATTGCAACCGGCGCAAGCCTTTTTTTAGATCGTCGATTTCTTTATCTGTCAGATCGTCATAGCGCATTTCAAATGTATGTAAAAACTGACTATCTACGTTGTAAATTGTTGTAGTGCGCTGTTTAATGCCCGATGCCTCTAATAGCAATCGTTTTTGCCCCGGCATCAAATTATTAAACGCTGATCTGGCTAGACTCCGTTTACCGCTTAAAATTTGGTGAAACTCTCGCAAAAGACTGCGATGATTAGCTACTTGCTGGTTTTCCATGATTTTCACCATTTATTAACTTAACCGCTTTGCCGTTGGGCTTTTCGATCCACCCTTCAGGGTTATGGTTATTAATTTGAATAAAAATAAAAGCCTGCTTGTTAGCGGCTTTAGGGCTTAAGTAGATTGCTTTGCTCATTGCTCCGCCTCCTCGATGTTGACAACTAAATTACCTTTGTAACCAGCTGCACCTTCCAATGTGAGTGCGACCATGTTAATTAAAGGGGTTTCACGACTGGACGAACCTGCGTTACTACGTTTTTTTCGGATTGGGAATTCTCCATTTTGGATTTTGTATTTAACGGTTGCTAAAGGCATTTTTGCCAAATCAGCAAATTGTTGAGCCGTGACAAATGGTGCTGGGATAGCTATTGCAATTTGTATTGTCATGGTGCATCATTCCTCATTTAATGTTTATTAGTAGTTATTAAATTATTTTAATAACGTTTTGCGTTTTTTAAATAGTAATTCACAACGTATTGCGTTGTCAATAAGAAAATAACAACTAAATACGTTTTTTTATTTTGTGAGAAAGATAATGATTAAGTTTGATAATTGTAAAAACGTGATACAGCGAATACTTGCAGCCTATAAACTAAAAACTGTTAAATCATTAGCAGATAAGTGGAACATAACAGCCAGTGTTATTGGGAGCAGAGTCCAGAGACAGACTTTCCCCGCTGATTATGTAGTCAAATGCATGTTGGATACAGGTGCAGATCTAAACTGGCTTTGTACTGGAGAGGGCGAGTCAGGTATTGACGGAATCAATACAGAAAAAAAATCAATTGACGTTTCGATCGAGGCGTTAGAAAAATTGGAACGTATTGCAGCGTTAAAAAGCAGCGGTGCTATTACTGATGATGAATATGTGTTGTTAAAAAATAGTATTTTTAATAAATAATAGAAACAGCAGAGACTTAATTAATGAGTGTTCGCAAACAAAGCAACGGAAAATGGCTGTTTGAAAAATATTTAGAGGGCGGTAGGCGTATTCGTAAAACGTTCGCTACCAAGGGCGAGGCGGTGGCGTATGAAAGCTATATTGAGGAACAAGCAGCCACCAAACCTTGGATTGCTGAAAAGCAAGATAGGCGCAGGCTTAAAGATCTGATCGAGCTGTGGCATAATGCGCACGGCAAAACACTCAGCGACGGCGAAAATGTATATACGACGTTACTATTTATTGCTGACAGTATAAATAATCCAATAGCTGCAAATTTTACCGCCAAAGACTTTACAGAATACAGATCTAAACGGCTCAGCGGTGAAATTTATAGAACCGAGCGGGTTCAAGTTGTTTCAAAAAGAACGCTAAACTTAGAGTTAACCTATGTTAATGGAATGTTTAACGAACTGATCAGATTTGGGGAATGGACGTTAAAAAACCCAGTTGAGCGCATCCGACAATTTAGAATTGACGAGCAGGAAATGGCGTATCTAACATCCGATCAAATCAAAAAATTGTTAGCGTCAGCAAAAAAAAGCAAAGCTAAAGACTTGTTAATCATTATAAAATTATGTTTGGCAACTGGTGCCCGCTGGAGTGAAGCCGAATCATTACAAGATAAACAAGTAAAGAACCAGTCAATTACATATTTAAAAACAAAGGGCAAAAAGAATCGAACAATACCGATTGATAAAGCATTGTTTGATGAAATCGACATAAAAAAAGGATTTTTGTTCACTCCCTGTTATTCTGCTTTTCGCTCAGCAATTAAGCGCGCAGAAATAGAATTGCCTAAGGGCCAACTATCGCACGTCTTGCGTCACACGTTTGCCAGCCATTTTATGATGAACGGGGGTAATATTTTAGTATTACAAAAAATACTCGGGCACACAGATATAAAAATGACAATGCGCTATGCGCATTTTGCCCCCGAGCATTTTGAAGACGCAATCAAATTAAACCCCTTCAATAATATTTAA